ATCCTACTCTAGGGTCCCCTTTCGGGGACCCCTCTTGTATGCGAGTGTTTCCACCACACATACCTAGTATCTAATGCCCGATAAGGGTCAATAGGCTAGCCAAACGCGTTTTAGAGTCACTCGACGCGTCAACGAGAAGACACCGGGGTCACTGCACTTCGTAGGGGTCGTAAGACGCCTAAGAACCATGCTCCAGTCGTTAGAGTTCACCGAGATAACCTCGGGCTCTACTTGAGTCACGCGAACCTCTCGCCTCTGATAATCGTTGGTAGCTTTAGGGCTACCAAATCGATAATTTTTGGCATGAGACCGCGGGACCGTGCAGCTATAGGGTCGTATCCAAGCATAAGCGCCATACTGGGCAGAAAGCCCAGGAATAGTACTATTGCTGAAGATATGTGGATGACAAACGAGACGCTCCGGCAAAACCGGAAGACATCCCGTTTGGTTTTCCACAGCCTCCGAGACTAGGGAGGCCACTCTATGGTAACCGCGTGCATAGGCTTCGTTACAGAACGAAACATATGACATAACGGTTGTCGGTGTTTGATAACGGCCTGGCATCCACAGCTTCTTAACTCTAAGAGGCGTGACGTTGACACCTTTATAGGCGTCAACACCGCAGGATTCGCGAAAGAATCCTTGTGTGCAGCACTTGTCCGTATTGAACAGAAGTCCAACCGTAGGATAGTACTGAAGCAAGAGAGCATAGTCTTCGCTCCTTGCGATGATATCATCACCGTAGATGAATAGACGACGAGCCGCGCGTAAGACCTTCGCCCCGTAAGGGTTGAAGTTCTTAACCTGCTTCGCAGCAGGCTGCGCGTCAAGGGTCCATTCATTCATGATTACACCTACGCCAAGTGCAAAGAATACGATACTCTCCACAGGGAAGCATAAACTACTTCCCATAGGAGCGTATTTCTTCATATGCACAATCTCGCCATTCGGGAGACAAGTATCCGGTGTCCGGACAGCCATAAGGGCTTCCAGTAAACGTGGGCAGTCACGAAATAAATTCGTGACTAACGCACATGACACGCGATCGCTTGCCTCCTTCATGTCCATAGTGACCCAATGGCCACCTTTGGATCCAGAGAGGGCGAGCCTCCCATTAACATCTTGACGCGTAAAATTAACGTGTCCTTTTGTTAACGGATGAGACTCAAGGTGCCGCATTATAGCGGAGCCTAGTCCTCCTTGGATCCATTGGTATTCCAATGGTTCACAAGAGATGATTCGAGGGCCGCGAGAATCCTTAGGAACAAGCACAACTTTCGCTGTGCCGGCTTTAAGGACCTCAAGACCGTCGATATACCCCGGTTCGAGGCAACAATGATCCAAGCTATAAACGAAATACTCCGTAAAAGGATATACTCGTTCAATGGCTTGGTAGAGACGAGAAAAACGATGTTTTTCGTGATTCTTTTCTCCTGTTGCCAAGGCACCCGGACCATGCTTAGGCAGTATATTGCTAGGGTCAAACACCCCGAACACACTCGTAATAAAATTACGAGCGTGAAGCAAAACACTGTCATCAGCAAGATGATCAGGGAGACCAAGGTCTGTATCCCGAAACGCTTGAAGACATTCATCTTCTTGTTTATCGGTGTACGGCATCTCCAGCTTGTATGAGAAATACAAGATCTGGCGAAGGTCTCGAATCGCACGTGGTGAGGCACTACTCAATTCCTCACCCTTGTCGGAGAACACCTGTTCGAACAACCACCCAAGAAACTTGGGCGTTGTGGAGTCAGACCTATATTCTAGGCCTGGCGGAGCGAACAGTGTGTCCTGGGTAAGCGCCTTTTCAAGCACTTTCCCGAGTTTAGGGAGGGTCTTCGTCAAAAACGAGAGACCCTCACTCCTGACACGATTGCGCAACTCTGCGCAATCGCGTTTAGACTCCTGCTTCACAGCAAGAGAACCGTACGAATCGGCTACATCAGTGATGAGCCGCTCGTGTAACTGAGTATAAAACTCAGACATGTCGCGCCTCTCTCGAGGCGATAGGTTCCTGTTCATAGAATAGGTTACTATACACGATATGTATGACGACAAACGCACCACTGAGCTCTTATACATATCTCTAGATGAGACATCTCGGACGTCGTGTCGGACTTTCATCCGCCCACGCGTACCCGAGCTTATCACCTAGAGAGACTAGGAAGAGCGCCATCTCGAACAATAACAGTGCCGGTTTCACGGCCGAGTGTGTTTCTGCTGTTATTGAGTTTAGATGGAACCCAAGCTAGACAACCATCCGAGACGAGCATCGATACTTCCTAACAAAGGGAGCGGCAGTGGATTTCTTCCATTTGCCACCACCCCTTTGTCCAGTTGTACTTTAGCGCGTCCAAGCCTAGAGAGGCTCTCAGCGGAGTTCCTATCAGGAATCCTTCCGTTGATCTGCTCCTCTAGCGCATGGGATATAGCGTATGCATACTGCACTAAACCAGCCTTGATAACAAGACTCCGTCGTGGGATCCCTAACCGATTATTCTAATCGGGTTAGGCATTAAGCCTTTAGGGTTCCCCTGCCAGGAGCTTGTCGACATTACCCGCAACGGCCAATAAATTGACCATCTGCGTTTTCATGTCCTTGATCATAGCTGCCGTAAACACCGAGTCCCGAGGGACCTCGAAGTTTACGTAGACAGACCCGACTACCGGCTGGAACGCTCCGTTGATCTTTGTGAGATCAAGGCGAACCAGATGGCGGTCGAGCTGAATGCCACCACGGGAACTCACACTGTGTTTAATAGTGAGAGTTTCGGGTGCGTTTAGTGGCGCTGTAGAAGCACCACGGATGGAATTACCATCCGTGACGGACTTCAGCGAGTACATACGGGTTGAGGCGGAATCGCCCACCAGTGTGATGTCGTCAAGTAACATATATTACACGATTTGGGTCGTCTCACGACGATCCGAGTTCTACACGTCAGCCGTATAGATAGCAAAAGGGCGGAAGCCCATGGCCAGTCTCGATTTTACGAGACAATAGTTCCAGCTTTGAAACGTAAGTAACGAAGCTGTTTGCGGATCCTTGGAGGTTTAGGTCGGTTGGCGTAAGCCTGCCCGATCAAAGCTGCTCCTAGGTAATAAGCAGAGATCCGAGGTACTTTCAATTGTAACTTGGATCTAGACGCAGGAATATCCCGACGCCTCTCATAATGAGACACGGTTCCTTTGGCAATCTGCAAGTCCAATGAAGGACTTACATGTTTCCACCAAAGGATTTCCATCTCAGTGGTATATGAGTACTTCACACTATGGCTGAAGTCCTCAATCACAATGGGTATCGCCGGTTCACGGAATAAGCCATCTATCCAGTCTCCAATGTTGGTAAACCAATCCAACACGAAACTGAATGGAATTGCGTTCCATACAACGCTTAAGGGATTTAATAGTCCCATAGCTTCACCCCATGCCCGCAGCTCAAGCTCGATGTCACTTAGGAGACTTACGTCATACCTAAATTTCATCGTTGCGTGATACTGCGGCGTGCGCTCCCAGCGGCTCAGGACACGAAGATCGACTTGTCGATATTCGCCTGGGTTCTCTGTGAGCACGGTCTTGTAGTCGTTGCCTACGTCGTCGACAAACCAGCCTTCTGGTAGGTCACTTACTAAGTCCAACGATCGGGCATAGTGTCTCGTTTGGAGACGCTTGGCCCTACGTCGGATATCAGCAATCTTGATGCGCACAGTGCGCATCAAGTCAACTACGCCTTCGATTGATTGAATCATAGGCTTCACACCAAATGCATACCATAAGGTAGCATTTGATACGTTGCCGATCGCGGAAGCCTTACGCCTTATGGGCGTAAGGAGACCTTTGATCTGATGTAATTCAAGAATATCGTTCAAGAACTGATTCCCGGTCGAAAACCGGGGCATCATAGTTCTAACGGCTTCATACGACCACTCATCCCAATCGCGATCTGGAGAGATCACGATGTCAGGGTAGAGAGAGGCCGAATGTGTACGCGCATATGTGTACTGTAGGTACTGTCCAGTAATGTTGAACATATGACAGCAGAGAGGAATCCCTGCTATCTTATATCCAGCCAGCGGTGTTGGGCCGAAGTCATAAAACTCCGTCCGTTTCACGTCGTGGAGGCAGTATCCTTCCGTTTGATGCATCGGCTGTTCGTCCGTAATCGTCCCTAAGGACGAGTCCGGAAAAGCAGTTGATACAAAATCTGGTGAGTAGTAATCCACGTTTTCAATAACGGGATTCCCACAATCACCAGGGATCGGAAGATTATCCTTCCGCAGGTAGTTGAAATGACCTGCGGCGATATGATTATGTACTATGTGCGAGCGAGTTCTCATTTGTGAAGCGACTCCTGCC